GCTCTGAATGCAGCTGCTAATTGATGCTGACATCCTGCTCTACAGAGCCGCAAGCTCCGTGGAGAATGAAGTAGAGTTTGAAGATGACGTATGGGTTCTTTGGACTGACGAGAACGAGGCTATAGAGGCGTTCACAAACAGCGTTGCTGCTTTGCTTGAACAAGCCGATACATATGGCTACCTCCTCTGTTTCTCTGACAGCCAGAACTTCCGCAAGGACATCCTCCCCTCCTACAAGGGCAATCGCACTGCGCGAAAGCCAATGGGGTGGAAGTCAATCCGTGAGAGGGTTCTTGCCGAGTATGCTCACAAGGTCATCACCAAGCCTCGCCTTGAGGCCGATGACTGCATTGGTATCCTCGCTACGCAATCCCCTGACGAATATGCAATCTGGTCTGCTGATAAAGACCTGAAGCAAATCCCCGGCAAGCACCTGACTGACGAAGGGTTCATCACTGTCTCTGAGCGAGACGCTGACCTCTTCTTCTACAAACAGGTTCTCACTGGTGACACTGCTGACAACTACAAGGGCTGTCCCGGTATTGGTCCTGTGAAGGCCGAAGCAATCCTGCTGGCAAAGAAGAACCCTGAGCAGTCAGATGATGACGTGTGCTCACAGTGGTGGCTTCGTGTTCGCGATGCTTACGCTAAAGCAGGGCTTACTGAAGAGGATGCGCTTACTCAAGCACGAGTGGCTCGCATTCTCCGCAACACCGATTGGGACAAAAACAAACAAGAGGTACGACTTTGGGAACCTACTACTGCGTAAAACGCCCCGGTGAATGTGACGGGACATGCGACATCTGCCCTGCTGAGATTCAGTACGAGTTCGACTTTGTGCACGATGTTGCACACGTGAAGGACGATGTGAACCACCCTGACCACTACACGCTGGGTAAGATCGAGGTCTTCGATTTCATCAAGGCGTGGGACCTGAGCTTCGCTGAGGGTAACGTGGTGAAGTACACGGTGCGTGCACCTTACAAGGGTTCCCAACTGAAGGACCTGAAGAAGGCTCGCTGGTATCTCGATCAGCTCATCGCAGAGGCAGAACTTGCTGACCGTTGAGCAACACGGACCTACACAAGTTGCCACCATTCTAGACGACTCAGGGAACGATGAGGACCTGAAGGTCGCATGGGACATTGGTGGTAGCTTGATCGTCCTCGCCATGACGCTTGATGATGAAGATGATCAGGTAATCACCCTGACATCCCGTCAAGCGTTACTGCTGCGAGACCTACTCAATCAAGTGATCACGGTGGTCTGATGTACTCCTTCGATGAATACCAGAAGTTCGCACGCTCTACAGCCTTCTACCCGCCTGACGCTGGTGTGATCTATCCAACGATGGGTCTTGCCAGTGAAGCTGGTGAGGTTGCGGGCAAAGTGAAAAAATACATCCGTGACGGTGGTGAGTTCCCCGTTGCTGATCTGAAGAAAGAATTAGGTGACGTGCTTTGGTACGTCGCTGTCCTCGCCGCTGAGTTCAAGATCAACTTGAGTGAGGTGGCTGAGGCAAACGTAAACAAACTGATGGATCGCTCGGCTCGTGGAGCCTTGAGCGGATCAGGCGACAACCGATAACAACAACTGAGGCAGTATGACATTCCGCTCAAACCAAAACCCTATGTTCCGTTCCTCTTTCTCGGAGACGATTTTCAAACAGAAGTATGCACATGAAGGCTGCGAGACGTGGAACGACCTGTGTCGTGTTTTGGTCGAGGATGTCTGTGGCGACTTGATGAGCAAGTCTGAAAAGGACCAGCTCACGAACTACATGCAGGACATGAAGTTCATCCCCGGTGGACGTTACATCTACTACGCTGGTCGCGAAGCCAAGTTTTTCAACAACTGCTACCTTCTCAAGGCCGAAGAGGATACGCGAGAAGATTGGGCAAACCTCTCATGGAAGGCCGAGTCATGCCTTATGACTGGTGGAGGAATTGGGGTCGATTACTCTGTCTACAGAGCGGAGGGTTCACCTCTGGGCAGGACTGGCGGGACAGCCAGCGGCCCGATCCCCAAGATGAACATGATCAACGAGATTGGTCGCCGTGTGATGCAGGGCGGTTCACGTCGCTCTGCCATCTATGCAAGTCTGAATTGGCAGCACGGAGACATCCACTCATTCATTCGTTCCAAGGACTGGCATAACCAGCCTGTTGGTACGACTGGTCTGAGCTACTGGGACCTCAAGCAACAGGACTTCAACTTCCCTGCTTCCCTCGATATGACGAACATTTCCGTCAACTACGACACATCGTGGCTTCTCAACTACTGGAAGACTGGTGACGTTGGCGAAGTGTTTATGGAGAACATCAAACAGGCGCTCTCCACTGCTGAACCCGGTTTCTCATTCAACTTCTTCGAGAAG